GTTGCACATACGGTATCTTCTCTGTGTGAAACTTACACTGCCTTAGTTCCTTGGAGAGATCAAACTCAAGCCAACTGTCAAACCCCTTCGGAATGTTCTTCCTTGTTCTCTTTGTCATTGACCTCTTCCTTGGTTGGTGGTGTCCAGATCTGCCCCTCATACCGCCTGAGCCACAATAAGATACCATTCTCTACAGCTCTCTCTTCACTACCCAGTTTCTCAGCACAGATTTCATACATCTCTCGCTCTGTCTTACCTTCCAATAACTTCTTGGCTTTAACAGCACCGATTCCCTTGACACCAATGATGTTGTCAATGCGGTCGCCAGTAAGAAACTGCATATAAAAGTTGAGATTGCCCTGTGTTTGGCTGATGTAATACTTCTGCTTCTTGACAAAGTTATAGTGCCACCCCTTTATCTGATCAAAGTCCTTGTCGATACTGACCATGTAGCAATCGTCACCCAACTCGGTAGCGCGTATTGCTATGGCATCGTCAGCCTCTTGTTCCTCAACTAGTATAGCCCCTATCTCTAGCATATAGTCTCGCAGCTCTTGATAATGTACAGGCTTGTCGCCCTTGCGGTTGCCTTTGTAAGGCTCAGTGACTGCGTAGTCATTTCTAAAGTTAGTTTTACCAGTGATGAACAGCTCAAAGTCTTCGGTCTCTAGTTCCTCACAGATGGTTTGGATTGTCTCGCCAAGCATATGCCTAGCGAGAGCAAATCCTTCCTCATTGTACGCAAAACCTATGCGATAAGTGAGGATGTCACCATCAATCAGTGCGATCACAAAGCTTCCTCACCCGCCATCTCTGATTGTGGGCTGTACTCAACGAGATCGGTCACTGTTAGACCTCCTATCTTGATGCCTACAGACATACCACTTCTCTTAGTAGGTGCGTGATGCCACTCAAAAGCTTCTGCTTGTACGTCTGCTTTAGAGCCGTTAGCTACCATACCTTCAAAGATAGTACCGTCTTTCATGTAAGCAGCAATAGGAAACTTAGCTGACTTTGCAGTTATAAAGTAACCACGGTCATCGCCTTTGTTTCTTACGTTTACACCAGTGTCTTCTAATGTGCCTACCTGCTGCTCAGAGAGGTTGCATAAGTCCACCTGATACTTACCGCTTAGCTCGTTAGGCTTGTTCAGTGATGCCCAGTAAAGTGTTACACCTTTTAGAGTTAAAGGTACTTTGTTCATAAGTATTCTCCTAAAGTTTATTGAAACCTCTTTTACGTTGTACATTATACAGCAAAAAGAAGCTTTTGTCAATGCGTATCGTACCAACTGTTGCCTATCTTTGATTCAGCGTCTACGCGAACTCTGAAGTTTAGAAGCTTCCCTGCTTCAGTGGCTGACTCTTCCATAATTCTTGCTACTTGTTCTGCTACTTCTTCTTTCACCTCCATCTGTATCTCATCATGAACGAATGCTACTTGTTTTACTTGTTGTTGTATTCCTGCCTTTTGAATCTTTTGATGTATTGTTACGCACCACTGCTTAGCTATTATTGCTCCACAGCTTTGGAGGAGCGTGTTAAGTGCGGCTCTTTCTGATCGGATGTGGAGTCTTCTTCCATCAAGTCCTTTGATTTTTCCTTCTGTTGCGAGAGCCGCCACAAGCGTCTGTAGCTGTCTGAGCTTTGGCGTATTCTTGTAGAAGTTCTCAAGTATCCTTTCACCTTCTCTGCTTCCTCCTCCAACGATTGCACCTATCTTAGCAGCACCAGCACCATAGAGCGTAGCATAGATCATAGTCTTAGCCATGCTTCTCTCTGGCAGTCCTGCGGCTAGTTGATTCTTAGTGTGGATGTCACCTTCGAGTAGTTCTGTAGTCCACTCATCATCCTTCATGTAATGAGCAAGACAGCGCAATTCGATACCACTCAAGTCACAGCCTACTAACTTGTAACCTTTTGGTACAGTCCACAAGTCTCGGCACTCCTTGCCATACGGACTAGACACTGAGGGTATCTGTCCCATGTTAGGACTACTGTGTGTCATACGTCCTGTCACTGCACCGTTGCTAATGACACGACCGTGTACTCTACCTTCCTTATCAGCGTTATCCATCCAACTACTGACTAGTCCTACACGCTTTTGCAACATAAGATACTCTGCAATTAGCTTAGCCTCTGGCAGGTCTAGCTCAGCGAGTGTGCCTTCATCAACAACTGGCTTGCCTGTCTCTGTTAGACGTTTCCACTTGACACCAAGACTTTCGAGTCTCTTTGCTACCTGCTGTCGTGAGCCTACGTTAAAGACCTCGACATGATCCTTTAGGCGCTTGCCTGTCTTCTCGCTCCATCTCTCAGTCACGATAGGCGGGAACTGCTCTTGCATTTCGCTCTCAATCTTAGCCATTCGTGTTTTCAGGTCAGCTAAAAGGATAGTAGCATCTCGTAAATTAAGTAAGAAACCGTTACGCTCCTGCTTGCACGTCTGTATAGCAACAGCGTGTTCGAGTTCTATACATTCCTTAGAAAACTTAAGGTCTTCTAACTCACGAGATAAATAGTGATACAAATCCCAAGTAAGATCAACGTCACGTTTACAATACTCGACCATCTCATCAGTAAGTCCCCCATCAAAGTCAGTGAAGTCTATCTTGCCGTCATCGCCACGTAAGCGTTGACCCCAAGCCTTAAGTGAGTGTCCACCTTCTAGGTCTGGTCTGTACAAGCGAGACAGCACAAGCGTATCTATGACCTTTGAAGGGTACAGGTTTATACCCCACAACTTACGCAGAAGAGGTGCGTCAAAGCCTATGCCGTTGTGCATAATCACAGGTGCGTTGGCGTTTAGATATTCTTGAAACTCATCTCTCAAAAAATCTAAGCCCCTCTCATACCAAACCTTGACCTCATTCTCTGTGCGTGTCACCACACACCAGATGGTGTCATGCGCTCTGTTTGTCTCAATGTCTAATACAATCACAAATCATCCTCTAGGTCGTGTTCAGTCATTCTACCTGTGCGTAGATCATAGAGCAAGTCACACGCCTTACCTGTGAGTCCGCTGAAACGATTCTTCAGCACACGCACATGAGTTGTGTTGCGTACAATAGGATCATCAGCTTGCCCGTTACGCTCAAGACCCAACACCATATCACTTAGCTGTGCTATTGAGCCACTGCCTCGAAGCTGTGACAGGCTAGTAGCGCTACCTTCTTCGTGTCCTTTGCCATCTGGTCTTTTTAGGTGGCTAACTAGTAGTAGGGATATTCCTGTCTCTTGCACTAACATTCTAAGCCTAGTCATAATTTCATCAAGCGCTTTTCTCTCATCACCTGCACCCTGTGCTGAAACAATGATTGATACGTGGTCTAAAAAAATATACTTACAACCCAATGCTTTAGCAAGATAGCGAACGCGATTGATAATGTTATCAACATTAGTGCTGCCGAAATGGTCAAACAAGTACAGGCGGTCTGTTCCGAGTGTTTTGTTAAACGCATCTATTTTTTCCTCATCTGTTGCGTGACAGTCAGGTAAATGTAAAGGCTTGTTTGCCGCAAGAGACATCAAACTTAAACCTGTACGTCTAGTTCCTTCTTCCAGAAAAAGCAAGCCTATGGGGTCTTCTGTTTTATTCAGGATGTGCCACACAATCTCACGCACAAACTGTGACTTACCTAGTCCACTACCTGCTGTGATAGTGACCAACTCACCGCTTCGTATACCGTATGTTAGTTTGTTTAAGCCTTCATAAGGGTATAGAACATCACTAGCCTCAACAGGCTTCATTACAGCATCATATAGCGTACTGCCTTGTATGATACCGTCTGGTACAAACTGATCAGCACTCCACCAGTTATCAACAAACTCTTTGGATAGGCGGTTAACAAGATAATCACAAGCGTCTTTCAGGGGTTTGTCGTTGATCTTTAGCCTGTGCCGCATAACTCTAGCTTTAGACCCGAACAGCTCAGCAACCTCGTTAGTTGCTTTTTGTCCTGCTTCATCGTTATCGAAACAAATAACAACAGACTCAAAGCTGTCAAGCCATTCATACTCTGCCTTGCAGTCCTTCAACGCTGACCCTGCACCGTTTTTGACTGAAACAACAGCCCATTTAGAACCCAACATTTGATATGCCGCTAGTGCATCTAGCTCACCTTCAACAATCGTGACAAACTGACTGTCTTTTCTAAACAAATGCTGACCGTAAAGTGTTGCTTGCTTCCACTCTCCAGAGATGCTGAATTTTTTATCTGGTGTTTTGGTTTTCTCCGCAACAACAGCGCCTGTGTGGTCTCTATACTCAAACACTAAGTTCTGCCCGTCAGTGAGACAACCAAAATCACGACAGGTGCTAGCACTAATCTCTCGACTAGGTATAGACCTATAATTACCGTCACTCTTAGGTTGAAACTTAACAACAGTATTACTCACAACAACTGCTCCTGTATCGTCCTCTTTCTTCCTAGTTTGACAAACAAAACAGTGACTCCAACCGTCATCATTAACTGCTCGACCGTCACTGCTGCCACAATCACCACACGCCAGATGTGTTTTTATAAAACTCATTTGGATTTCTCCTTATAGCTAAACTCACGTTTGCAAAAGCCTGTGAAGTGTGTGGATCACGACAGCTCTCAGCCAACACCCTAAAGAAATGCTCAAGCTCAATACTCTCAGCAACTCTCCCTGCTTCCATTAGAGTGTGATAACGACTGAACTCTAACATATCCTCATAATCTAAATTATCCATAACATCTCCTTACTATTTAGTAAACAAGAGTAGCAAAAGTTAACTACTAGTAGTATTTCCCTCTTGCAACAACAGCACACTATATAGTATACAGCATGAAATCATTGTTGTCAAGACTCAAGATTAAATAAATCGTCAAGATCATCATATCGTACGTCTAGTTCACCATGATCTTGCTCTGTCAATAGATCATCACGATCAATAGTGTGAATATTTCTCTTGACATAGCTGTAACAGTGGTTGCACATATCAACAAAATCATGGCTGTCAGCATACTTTCGAGTGGCTTCAAAGTCACTCAGCCCTACATTACAAATAACGCAACGCATCATAATTCCCCTTCAAACTGATAGTTCGCTAAAGCCTGATCAAACAGCTTGAACAGTAACCGCCCTGCTTTCTCTGGATTATGTTCAACCCAAGCCTCAAAAACATCTTCCGATTGTTTATCCATCTCTGGCACACTGCTGAAATAATATGATCCTGTCAACACTTCCCAGCGCTTATTAGTGTTGTCTCGCATCAAAGCAAGAAAACCATCTTCAGCACATTCACTACAAAGTAGCGCATCATCGACTCTTTTGTACTCACAATCTCTACAAATACTAGGATTACTCATTTTCATTCACTCCAATTATCGTTAGAAAACCAGACTGCAAACAAACCAACAGCCACAACACTCGCTAACAGTATATCAAATAACTCAGCGCTCATGCAACCTCCCCGTAATATTTCATAGTCATGCCACGTTTTAACCACTCCTCAGCCTTATACTTGTAATATTTACGATACGCAATTACTGCGCCCGTCTCGTCTTTACATTCATCTGGCATACACTGAGGCGGATCTGTCCATTTTATCTCAGGAATGCCCTTAGGAGGCTCTCTAAGCGCTTCTGAGCACTTTTGCCATGTAAGATGTACCTTACCATACCTTTTCGTATATTCGTCTGAGAGGGCTTCCAGAAGCTCGTAGAGCCATCGGTATTGATAACGTCCAGACCTAGCCCAAACAGCACTAGGATGGTTTTTGTGCGTCACCTTGTATGGTGCAGTACTGCCTAGCATATGATGTGCAGTGCTGAGCAGTTGTGCCGTCTCTAAAATCATTTTAACTACGTGTTTGTCGCAGTGCATCTCAGCACATAGTATTGGATCACGTGATAAATAGAATATATTCATAATCAAAACCCCGTTTGGTTTGGTGGTAATAAGTCTTTTACAATGTACCCGTGTTCTTCTAAGTCGTCAACAAAAGCTTTGTTTTGTAGTAAAGCAATTACAAATTTCAGTTTTGCCCTATCGCAGTTAAACACAGAGTTTTCTATTTTCCTACGCATCTCACCAATGTAAAAGTTATTTCTATACTTTACAAACTCAGACAGCACGGAATCCTCGGTGACCTCTGATGGATTGAGATAAAGAACACTCGAAAACCTCTTTAGATAGCCGTGCAGTATTTCTGCGTGATCCTCCGTGACCATGCCGTACCTTTCAGAGCGTAACATAAAACGATTGTATGCAATAATGCTTGTATTCATAAGCCTACCCCTAATAATCCACAAACAAAGGCGAAGCAAAACATCACTCCGCCACCGATGAACAAGACACGCTCCGCCACGCTATAACGTGGCTCTGGTGCTTTGTTTAATTTCCATTTTAGGTCATTGATCATTGTCTAGCCCTCCAGTAATGGCCTCTTATGCGGCTCGTTCCAGTAATACCAAAGAAATGAAATCTTCAAGGTTTCCTTTATAGGCGCACTCAAATTCTTCACTGCTGTGACTTACGCGCTTATATGCCTCAATGTGATATTCCCCATTTCTTGGCTCAACATTGTATCTGTACTCTGTATTGTAATGCCGTTCGTGGCTGTCTGTAATCATTACGTCGTTAGCAAATACAAAGCTATTGCGCAAATCACGATTGGGAATAACTGAGTATTTACGAGATGTGTCAGCGCAAAATTCAAGAGCTTTCTTAAAGTAACGTGCCGCACCTGCTAAGTGTCCATGCTCATTAATGTAATAAGTATGAGTTGCTTTTGGGTATTTGAATTGATAGGTTGCTCGTGTTGTCATGTTTCTTCCTCTCCAGTAATGGCCGCTTACGCGACCTTGATTGGTTTGACGTTTTCGTCTTCTACGAAGAACCCTTTAGTTGACCCGCAGTCAAGAATATAACCACCCTTAACTTTTTTAACAACTTGCGCTCTAATCCAAAGCTTTCCTAGTCGTCCTTTAAAACATACTTCCTTCATGGTGTAGCTCCTTTGTGTGTTGTTTTTCGTTACTGGCTCACCCAGTGGGGCCAAACTAGCACACTCACAAAGAGCTTGCAAGTGCGCTAGTGTGGGCCACTAGGCCGCCTCTGATTCTAAGAATTCAACCGCGGTCTGAGCGAGCTTACAAGCCTTAACAATGGCGCGTTTGTCATCTCGCAAAGCCTTCATCCAGTTGTTTAGATATTTGGCGTGATCTTCGCGTGGCTCTTTAGTAACGCCCAGTTTGACGCATAGGAAGGCTGAACCAATCTCAGCAACAAGCTCTTCCTTTGCGTATTCAGTAGACCCAAAGCCTCCAGAACTCAAACGATCTAATCTATGCTTTGCACCCGTCCAGTGAGTTAATTCGTGTAATAAAGTGCTGTAATAGCCATCGGTAGACTTGAACGCTTCACGTGGTGGCAAACCGATCATGTCCATTGAGGGGACATAAAAGGCGCTCGTTTGTTTGTGCTCAATATGTGCATTTGTGCGAGCGATAAAGTGATCAGCAACGGCTATCTTTTCCGCCTTGTTTGGTAACTCAATGGGTGCTGACTCGTAGCCATCAACCTGAGAGGCATTAAAAACGCTGTAATATTTCAGCATTGGTATTTTCTTGACCTGACCTGTCTCTTCGTCTGTTTTCTCTAGCATCTGGAAATAGATTATTTGAGTGCCTTTTTCTCCCTTGCGTACCTGAGCGCCTTTAGACTGCCAAGCCTTGTACGTGCCCCATTCAGCGTTTGGACGTTGTTCAGCCCATAACAATAAAACGTTAACGCCAGTGTATGCCTTTCCGCTTGTCATACTAATAGGGAAGCCAGAAGCGCTACCATCTGCCCAAGGCTTAGTCCAATCTGTGCCATGCTTCTCCATAAGATCAAGGATGCGAGCGGTCACGTCTTCGTAGATGTCAAATTTAGCCATGTTTTATTACTCCATATATAGTTAATTGATACCACACCACATAGAATATAGATACTTTGTTTTGTCGTCAATACTTTGTTGTTCTATGGATTGGGTTTTTATTCTGTTTTGTTATATATCGTTTTGAGTGCTTTTTATATCGTGTGCGCGCGTACGCGTAGCAACTATCGTGCCAACTATTGAATTAGCCTGATAAATAAATTTTAGGTGCTGTGACATACCTTAACTCTAAAAGCGCTCAGAGAGCGTTTGAGAGCGTCTGAGAGGGGTTGATAAATAGTACTGTATAGATTGCCAGTGTTGACAAATAATACTTTGATGATCTCAGCAGATAGTGCTTGACATAGTGCTAGATAGTATGCTGAGGGTGCTACATAGACTCACACACTCACCTCTTGCAAGAACTATGCCAACTCTAAAGAATACTCAACAGTAACTCTATTGAACTCTGAGTATCTTCGCAGACTTCGTAGTATCTTTATTGACTTTTGAGTATGCTTGCAGACTTCGTAGTATCTTTA